ATTTCCTTCCAATCCATCTTTTTTACAAAAAATCATACCAAAGAAACATTGGAACCAGACAAAAAACATGCAAAAAATAAGCGAAAAATTTGGCGGCAAAACTTATAACCAAGCAGGATTTAGTGCAATTTCATTATTGGAATACGAATTCAAAGAGGAAGAGATATATGTTAGATATTGATAGACTTCGTGATATAGTTAAATCTAAGGATACGAAGGAAATAAGAGATTATATGAAAAAATATAATCTCTATGTAGAAAACGGAAAAATAATAATCCCGAAAGACAAATTAACAGAAGCTAAGGAATATTGGGATAGACAACAGCACTCTATCAAAATTTTCATTAATTCGCTTAAATGTAGGGCGCATTTGGTGGCGACATCAAATTGAAAATCTCGTGAATTCGGTGAACATCCAGAATCTGAAAGGATTCCACCGAGGAGTGATAAATAATTGCATGTAAACGGCAAGATGGAGTTAAAACATGCAATACAAGAAATGCACAAGATGTCACAATGACCTTCCGCTCACAGACTTCCACAAGGACAGAAAAGGCAAATGGGGCCTCAGGTCTTGGTGCAAAAAGTGTGAGAGTAAACGATGCAAACATTCTACTATTGCTGACAAACGCAAAGCACATAGAGAAAATAAAACAGTCGTGTACTACAATGGAAGAGCCGGCAAGTTGAAGCAACGAGCTCCTGGCAACGTTACAGGAGAAGACTTAATGGAACTAATGTCAGTGTGTGGTCACAAATGTGTATACTGCGGTAGTGAAGAAAGTCTACAGTTTGACCATGTGATAAGCGTGGAAAGCGGTGGAACTAGTGATTTGTGTAACATCTCTGTTCTGTGCGCTGATTGCAACAGAATGAAGGGAAGAAGAAATCACCGCGACTTTATTGCCCTCCTTGTAAAAATTATATCAAACCTCGGAACGGACAATACCGAGCCAAGCCTCATCAATGGGGAAGGTGTAACGACTATCCCGAAAGGGAGTACTGCCAAGTGGCAGGAAGCGCGAGACATCTGATAGTATCAGAAGAAGAGATAGTCTAATCTTTATAGGAATATAAAGCGGCCAATTGTTGGCGGCAATGAATTAACGAATCATTGTGAATATACTGTTACGGCGCAATTCTCAACCAGCATTGCAAGTTTTTTGATAAAAGAATAGGCCAATCTACCACATTAACAGGTAGATCAATATGTAAGCATATGGCGGCAAAGGTAAATGAACTAATATGCGAAGAATACAATCATGAAGGCAAGTCAATAATTTATGGTGATACTGACAGTCATTTGGGTTCTACTGTTATTAGAACAAATAAAGGAAATGTTGCCGTAGAAGAACTGTTTGAGTCATGTACGGAGTTTTGGAACAATGGTGATAAGGAATACGCGAACGATTCTACTTTGAAGGTTCTATCTTATGATCCAAGTGATAATACACTAATGTATGATAGTATCAATTATATATATCGTCACAAAGTAACTAAGGATTTATATGAGATCGAGGATGAATTGGGAAATATTGTAACGGTAACAGAGGATCATTCTGTTATGGTGGAACGCGAAGGCATATTGTGCGAAGTTAAACCAATGGATATCCAGGAAAACGATATACTAATATCTGTTCATGATTGTATGAATGAAATCAAGGTATTTAAGGGCCGCGTGAAATCAGTGAGAAAGATTGAAGCGGCCAAAAACGAGTATGTTTATGACATTGGCATGAAACACGACGTAAATCAATGGTATTTTGGAAACAACATTCTAATTCACAATAGTTGTTATTTCTCAGCGTGGCCGATAGTAAGAGACTCAAATGCAAAATGGGACAAGGAAATAGCCATTCGTGTATATGATTCAATTGCAGATCAAGTTAATGAATCATTTCCGTCCTTTATGGAACAAGCATTTCATTGTCCACGATCTTTTGGGGAGATTATCAGGGGTGGTAGAGAAATTGTAGCAAGGCGTGGGATTTTCATAACCAAAAAGCGTTATGCAGTGATGTATTATGACAAGGATGGACACCGATATGACAATGATGGCAAAGTAGGTAAACTAAAAGCGATGGGATTAGACTTAAAGCGATCTGATACCCCAAAATTCGTTCAAAAGTTTTTAGTAGAGATACTTGAAGACGTGCTAAATGGCGGTAACAAAGAAGACGTTATTGAGAAAATTCTTGCATTCAAACTTCAATTTATGGAGATGCCATCATGGGAGAAAGGAACTCCAAAGAGAGTGAATAATCTTACCAAGTTCACTGTAATGTATGATAAAAACGCAAGGTCCAATCTTCCCGGTCATGTGAGAGCGGCAGTCAATTGGAATATCTTGCGAGAAATTAACAAAGACAACAAGGTCATGAAAATAAATGATGGTCAAAAAACTATCGTATGCAAGCTAAGAAATAACGCCTTAAATTGGACATCTATTGCATATCCGATTGACGAACAACATCTACCAAAATGGTTTCTTGAATTGCCGTTTGATGATAATCTGATGATGACCACAATCGTAGATAAAAAGATTGACAATGTCATTGGAGTATTGGATTGGAATTTAAGAGAATCCACTGAACTAACAAACACTTTTCAAAGCCTATTTGACTTCTGATTTAACCTTTTTCCTTGACACATTTTACCATAAACAGTAAAGTTAAACAGCAATCAACAACAATATGGAGAAATAATGAAAGACTATCTTCACGATTTAGTGAGTCACACATTTGATTTAGGTGGTATCGGCTTAATTAAAATTACCGGAACTGATACAGAAACTCTTATCAATGCTGTTGCAGACGATAAATCAGTCGTGGTAGAGGGAAAGTTTCTGAAGCCATCTGCTGATTTTATAGGCACGTTTGGTATGCCAAATCTTAGCAAGCTAAAGATTCTTCTCAATCTACCTGAGTATAAAGAGAATGCCAAGCTAACATTGACTCATAAAGAAGAAAATGTTCCTGATGGCATTGATTTTGAAAATGCCGCAGGGGATTTTCATAATAACTACCGATTTATGGCGCGAGCGGTAGTTGACGAGGCTTTGCGTGTTCCTCGGTTTAAGGGCGTCAATTGGCATGTTGAATTTCAACCCACCGTAGTTGGTATTCAGAGATTAAAGATGCAAGCACAAGCACATAGCGAGGAAACCAGTTTTCAAGCTAAGACTGAAGAGAACGATCTTAAATTCTATTTTGGAGATCATTCTACTCATGCCGGTGATTTTACATTCCATCATGGTATATCCGGCAATCTGAAGAAACCTTGGTCATGGCCAATTAAATCAATCATCTCCATTCTTGATCTTACTGGAGATAAGATTTTTAAAATCAGCGACGATGGCGCGGCAATGATTACGGTTGACACGGGTCTTGCCACCTATAATTACATTTTACCAGCACAAACAAAGTAACTAAGAAAATGGCTAAAGTAAAAAACCAACCAAACCCAGCAGTAGCAAAGATTTTTGATGATCTTGCTAAATTTTTGAACTTTTGCAGAGATTATGGATATCGGTTTAACGAATCCGATCTATACAACTTCAAGAGCTACCCTTGGCAACAATATAACAAGTTCATCAATGGAAAGAACGCCAAGGATATGTGGGCAGAAGACATCAGGCGGTTAGGAGGAAGATTCTCCAAACCAGTATTCACTTCAAGTGATCCAAGCACCACTGCTTAAAATCACTACATGACTCTTGGGTAATCAGATTACCCAAGAGTTTTTCTATAACAAGTATAATATGACAGAAAAAATATCTTCTCCAAACCACTATCAAGGATTAAATGACCTTGAAGTTATTGATGTTATTGATATATTCAATCTGAATTTTTCACGCGGGTGTGCTGTTAAATACGTTCTTAGAGCAGGACACAAGTTAGAAGAAGGATATACCAAGGAAGAAAAAGAAATAGAAGATTTAGAAAAAGCGATTTGGTATATTACGCACGAAGTAAATTTAATAAAGGAAAGGTCGTCCATTGCCGATACGGAAATTTTCACCATACCAACATCTCAGTCTAAATAGTTTCGGCATGTAACACAGGTAATTTAATGAAAAATTCAAAAAATCACAAATATAATATTGCTATTCTTCTTCCAACAAGAGGAAGAACTGATGCTTTAAATCGTAGTATTGTTAGTCTGGTAAATCGGGCATTAGATAAAGATAAAATTCAATTACTATTGGCATTTGACAACGACGATAACATTGGATATGATTACTTTGAGAAGGAAATTGTTCCTTATCTTGAATCCAAGGGCGTAGATTATGAAGCATTTGAGTTTGATTCATTGGGATACGAAGGATTGAATCAATATTACAACTCTCTTGCGAAGAATGCTGACGCAGATTGGTTCTTCATTTGGAACGATGATGCCATCATGGAATCAACCGGATGGGATAGAACTATCGCCTCTCATACTGGAAACTTCAAGCTACTAGCAGTTAGAACTCATCGCGATCATCCTTACAGTATTTTCCCAATTATTCCAACCGAGTGGCACGATGTAATGGGCTATCTAAGTCGTCATCAGATGATTGATGCCGAGGTAAGTCATATTGCCTATATGCTGGATATATTTGAACGTATTCCCGTATATGTAACTCATGATCGGTTTGACTTGACTGGAAATAATTTGGATGAAACCGAAATAAACCGAGTCAGATTTGAGGGTAATCCTGATAACCCATTAGATTACTCTAATATTCATAACATTCAGGGAAGAGTAAAAGATGCTGAATTTTTATCAAAATATCTTCAGTCTAAAGACATGGATATGTCTTGGTGGGAAAATGTAAAAACAGGTAAACAAGATCCATGGGAAAAATTAGCAGCTAATGATCCTAATGGCCAAACAGTGAGAACATCAAAATAATGAGTGATATAAACGTAAGTACAAAAATAGATAAGTGTATTATTACCGGCGAATCGGTTGTTTCAGTTTTAGATTTGGGTCAACACTCTTATGCGGATACATTTATCAATGAAGATCAATTGAATCTATCTGAGCCTGTGTTTCCGTTGCAAGTAAATTTATGCCCATCTTCTGGTCATTTACAACTCGCTTATGTAAGTCACGCTGAAGAGCGATACAATTTGTATAGCTATAGCTATACGTCAAGCAATTCTGCATTCTCGCGAAATCATTGGGATAACTATGCTCGCGAGGTTAAGAATCGGTTTAGCCCAACATCATTGGTAGTAGAAGTTGGTAGTAACGATGGTTACTTGGTTGGCCAATTTTCTGATAGTTGCAAAAAAGTATTAGGCGTGGATATTTCAGGGACGATGTGTTCAATCGCCGAAGATCGTGGTGTACCATCAGTTCAGGGTGCGTTTAATAGCAATTTAGGAAAAGAATTACAAGAACTTCATGGTTATGCTGATGTAGTTATTGCTAACAATGTATTAAATCATGCCAATGATCCTGTGGATTTTTCAAAAGGAGCAGCTACCTTAATTGGAATCAACGGAACATTCGTTTTTGAAATGCCCTATTGGGTAAGTATGTTAGAAAGCGGTCGTTTTGTAGATCAGGTATATCATGAGCATATTAGCTATTTTACAATGAAGAGCATTGTAGCAATGTTAAGTAAGGCAGATTTGGTAGTATCTGATGTCGAGGTTGTAGACTATCATGGTGGAAGTATTCGCGTATATGCGCGATATAAAACATCGGCAACTCAGTCTCCATTAGTGGATTCTTATATCAAGCATGAAGAAGAAAGTGGATATTTTACCAGTGAGTTTTATGACGCACTTGTTAAAAAGTTTTCACAACAACGCTCAGAATGGTTAGCTAATTTTTACAGAATTAAAAATGAAAACCCAAATGCCATTATCATTGGAGTCGGTGCTGCCGCTAAGGCAATGACATGGCTGAATTATCATGGAATCAATAAAAATGATCTTTGTTACATCACGGATTCCAGTGAATTTAAGCAAGGAAAATATACCGCGCTAAGTAGAATTCCTATAGTGTCCGACAATATATTCGCTGAATATCATGATCCCTATGCGCTCGTATTGAGTTGGAACATTGGTGATCGGCTAAAAGAAATCTTACTTAGTATTAACCCAAATATCAAATTTATCTCACAATGAAACGAATCAATATTTATAAACCCATTCCAGATTCTGGATTAGAAGTTCACGGTGATGACCGAGGATGGATTGCTGATGTATTTTATGGCACCAGCATCAATCATGTCTGTATTCTCAAAAACAACCCAAATGCCGTTCGTGGTAATCATTACCATAAAAACACTGTTCAGCACACGCTATTAACTAAAGGAAAAATGCGCTATTGGTGGCAAGTATCCGATAAAAGTCAAGCAGCGAATTTTATTGACGTTGAGGTTGGTGATCTTATTACCAGCGAACCTAATGAGATTCATACTCTACAGTTTTTAGATGAAGATTCTGAGTGTGTGGTTTTCACCGAAGGTCCGCGTGGTGGCGTAGATTACGAGTCTGATACGTATAGAGTAGAGTCTATTATTTCAGAATGAAAGCATTAGTATTTGGAGCCTCTGGTGGCATAGGCAATGCAACCACTGATCTTCTTAAAGACAAGGACTATCAGGTAATCGGATTATCCAGCGCCAATGTTGATTTTACCGATATTGATAGTGGTGATGTTATATATTATTACTTGAAAAAGAACGACCCTGATGTTATAATCAATTGTGCCGGATATTTAGCGGACAATTATGATTCTGGTCATAATACGCTCTATATTAACATAGAATCAAATTGGTCTATCATTAGGTATTATATTGACAATCCGCCCATCAAGCCTGTTCATATTGTTTTAGTGGGTAGCAGTGCTTATAGAGAAGGAAAAAAACAGTACATGATGTATTCGGCCAGTAAAGCTGCCCTTCATAATTTGTGGGAGGGTGCTGCCGACTACTTTAAAAACACCAATGTTACCATAAGCATCATTCATCCTGTGAGAACAAGGTCTAAGATGACAATCAATAGATTTTCGCCTGATTTGGATTATTTTGAGCCAGAAGAAGTGGCAGAAAGAATACTATCAATGATTGATGACAACGAAAGTAAATGTATTAAAATATCATTTGAGGAAAAACAATGAAAAAATTAGGACTATTAGGTAAAGGAACTGTGGGTTCCGCAGTATATGAGGGGCTGAAATCAATTGGGCATAATATGTCTTTTTATGATCCATCCTATCCAGAAACGAAATTTGAAGACATTCTTGATACTGAATGCGTATTCATTTGTGTACCAACTGATCAAGCTGACAACGGTGATTGTGATGTATCCATTGTGAACTCAGTGGTTGCTCAACTTAGCGATGTTGGCTACAAGGGGCTTGTTGCTATCAAGAGCACTGTTGTTCCTGGAACTTCGGCAAGGCTACAAGAAGAATATCCTTCGTTACGAATGGCATCTGTTCCAGAATTTTTAAGGGCAAAAACCGCATTGGCTGATTTTGTATACAACCATGATGTATTGGTCATTGGGACATTCAATGAAGCAGATGCTAATTTGGTTGAAGAAATTCATGGAAGCCTTCCGAAAGCGGTGAGCAAGATTTCTCCCACTGAAGCAGAGATCATTAAGTATTTTAACAATGTACATCATTCTGTATCTATTATCTTCGCAAATATTGCATACGAAGTCTGCAAGCGGCTTGGTGTAAATTACAATAATGTTTATGAAACTATTATCAAGCGAGAATGCTTCAATCCTGCCTATCTGAAGTGTAATGACAATATGCGTGGATTTGGCGGTCATTGTTTGCCCAAAGATACCAGCGCATGGAATAATCTGATTAAAAATCTTGGTCTTGAATTTGAATTGATTCAAGCTGCTCTTAACGATAATAAGAGGGTATAATGGCAAAAATTCTTGTAACAGGAGCCAGTGGTCTGCTAGGAACAGAGATATGCAGGCAGCTAAAGGAATCAACAAATCATGTGGTTACTGCACTTGATAATCATTCTCGTTCATCATCTATTCCACCGTGTGATCAGTGGGTAAGAGCAGATTTGAGAAATAAGGATACATTAGATCATCTTGGGTTTGATTGGGATTATATCTATCATTACTCTGCTATCAATGGCACCACCAACTTCTACGAACGCCCAAATGAAGTGTTGACCAATAACTTTATTAGCGATGTATCAGTTTTTGAGTTTGCATCCAAGTGTAAAAATCTAAAAAAGATTATTTACGCAAGCACCAGTGAAATGGTTAGCGACGAGCCGCTATGTCCAACCCCAGAACTCAGTGATATCACTATAAAAGATATTCATAATGCTCGTTGGAGTTATCGTATCGCTAAATTAGCCAGTGAAAACTACTTAGCCAATAGCAAATTACCTTATGTCACTATTCGGTATTTTAATATCTATGGTCCCGGTAGCAAGGCTGGTCATTTTGTTGCAGATCAGATTGCCAAGATTAAGCGAGGAATCTTTGAAATTGTCGGCGGCGATGAGTCTCGCAGTTTTTGCTATATTGAGGATGCTATTCAAGCAACTATCTATTGTGGCGAACATGTCGGCGGCATCGTCATCAATGTTGGCAACGATCAGGAAACGAATATCGGAGAGGCGTGTAAAATTATTGGAACGCTCATGGGTTATGAAAATGCGCAATGGACCACCATTCCAGGCAGAGATGGCAGCACCAAGCGGCGTTTACCTGATATTAACCGATTACGATCTATTATGCCTTCATATTCTCCGAGAACCTTTACAGAAGGGATGATTGATATTGTAAGAGAATTGTCACTTTAATCATTGACAGTGTTGAGTGTTTCTGATATAGTTAGACACTCAACACTATGAGATAACCAGTATGAAAAATGTGTTAATTGATTGGAAAACTATTGAGAATTATACACTTGAAATTGCTCGACAGATTTCAAGTAGTCGTTGGCAACCTGACTATGTCGTAGGCGTAACACGTGGTGGATTGATGTCTGCCACGTTGTTGAGCGAATGGTTTGATTGCCCAATGCACACATTGGAAGTTCATTTTAAAAATACCGTACCAGACAATTGCCAATCTGTTCTTTGGATGGCAGAAGATGCTTTTGGTGAGTATGAAGATAAGAAAAACATTCTTGTCATTGATGATATAAACAAGGCAGGGAATGTCATCAATTGGATAATAAATGATTGGCAAAATTCTTGTCACCCAAATGATCCTCGTTGGGAAGATGTATGGGGAAAAAATGTAAGATTCTCGGCATTATTTGACAAGCCTTGCGGAAAAATTCTACATCACGTAGATTACAGCGCAACGTCAATGGACCTTGATGATGATCGTTGGATACATATGCCTTGGCAAAATTGGTGGATGAGGTAATTATTATGAGAGCAGGAGATTTTCACAACATGGTTGGTCAACGAAGATACGTCACTCGCCCTAATCGCGAGTGGGAGTGTTTTAAATCGGCCAACAGTCATTTACACAGAAGCAGGGATGCCTCACTGACAGCAGGATTAACATTCTGCACGTCTGGTTATACTTCTGGTGGACAACAACCCATTTATCATACTCCGGTATACGAACTAGGGGTGATAGATAAGTCTACGAATCGGGCTATTCGTTGGTTGCATCCTGATTTTAAAGAGGATTTCATCAAGGAATGCGAGAGTAAAGGAATTGATTGGACAAATGCAATTGATGATCTATCATTTGTTACTATTGACGATTATGATGAAGCTCGTTCAAAAGTAAGAGAATTGATATCGGAATTTTACAAATCCCACCCAGGATATGACATATACGATTAGGTCTAATTAGATTATCAACAGGGAAATTATTTTATGTATTTTTTTACAAGTGAAAGCGTAAGCGAAGGTCATCCGGATAAGGTGGCTGATGCTATTAGTGATGCTATCTTAGATTTAGCATTATCAGTAAAAACAACCGAAGCAAAACAAGCTACAAGAGTGGCTTGCGAAACCATGGTCACAACCAATAGAGTTATTGTGGCCGGTGAATACAAGGGTGTATTAAATGACACCGATGTAGAGGCTACCATTAAACAGGTGGTCAAAGATATAGGATATGAACAAGATGGATTTAATTGGAAGACCTTAAAGATTAGTAATTATCTTCATGGTCAAAGTGCTGATATTGCCTTGGGAACAGATAATCTTGGTGCCGGTGATCAGGGAATTATGTTTGGTTTCGCAAACGATGATACCGAAGAGTATATGCCAGCAGCCATTTATTACAGTCACAAGATAGTAAAGCGATTGGCCGAGATTAGAAAAGCAGGTGAGTCTATGCTTGGACCCGATACAAAGTCTCAGGTCACTATTGAATACACTGTTGACAATCGTGTTGATAACATACCAAAAATTGTATGTTCAACCCAACATTCTTCAGATAGCGAAATTAAGCAAGTCAAAGAATTGGTACTGAATACTATTCATGAAGTTATTCCTAGCCATTTGCTTACCAATAACACCGAGTATCTTATTAACCCTACTGGAAGATTTGTAATTGGTGGACCAGATGGAGATTGTGGTCTCACTGGCAGGAAGATTATCGTTGACACTTATGGTGGATATTCACCACATGGCGGTGGTGCATTCTCTGGCAAGGATCCATCCAAGGTTGATAGGTCGGCGGCATATATGTCTCGCTATCTTGCTAAAAACATTGTCAGCCATTATGGTGGTAGATCAGCAACAGTTCAATTATCATACGCTATTGGCGTAAAAGAACCCACATCAATCTTTGTTATGTTGGATGGTAAAGTGAGAGAAGACATTGCATCAAGAATTAAATGTTTGGTAGATTTAACGCCGAAGGGTATCATTGACAGGTTTGATCTATTCAGGCCGATTTACAGAAAAACAACCAACTATGGACATTTTGGCAAACCCGACAATGATCTGGCTTGGGAAAACATCAATCTATTTTAATTAAGTAAAATGAAATGGTTCAGTAATCTTTTCAAAAGAAAGAAAAAACAAGTTAAGAAAAAAGAAGCGTTAAGTGAGATAGAGGTAGCCACTCAACGAGGCGAACCCTATGTTGCTATTTTAAGCATGGACATTGATCCAAATAACCCGCACGAAGGTTCGTTTGAATTAGAATGGAATGATAAATTTCTCACGACCTTGATTCGTCATGGATATCAAAAATCGGAGAATGACACGGATGCTGATATTGTGGATCGGTGGTTTGTTACTTTGTGTAGGCATGTAGTATTAGAGACATTTGAACAATATGAGGCTATGTTGCCTGATGTTCACCGAGTAATTAAACAAAAAAATATTGGGGACGGATTTTCAGAAGCCTCTTGACTCATTGACGACGATATGACATAATAATCATATCGTCACAGGAGAAATTAAATGCGTTTTTTGTTAGTGGATTTGGCCAATACTTTTTTCAGAAGTAGGCATGCTGCGTTTAGATCATCATCTATTGATGAAAAAATTGGTATGGCTCTTCATATCACCATATCATCGGTCAATTCATTGGCCAAAAAATTTGATCCAGATCATGTCGTTTTCGCTCTCGAAGGAAGATCATGGAGGAAGGATTTTTATGAACCTTATAAAAGAAATAGGCAAGTTGCCAGAAATGCTCTCACAACGAAAGAACAAGAAGAAGAGCAATTATTTTGGGAAATTTACGAAGAACTTGTAAATTACCTTACCACAAAAACAAATTGTAGTGTAATCCGATGTCCTACAGCAGAAGGTGACGATGTTATTGCCCGATGGATTGCCATGCATCCAAATGATCATCATACTATAATCAGTTCAGATTCGGACTTCGCCCAATTATTATCTGAGAATGTAAATCAATATAATGGTATTGCCGATGAATTGATTACCCTTGATGGCATCACAACCATTGATGGCAAACCAATTCTTGATAAGAAAACCAAGGAACCAAAAGCAGCACCGAATCCAGAATGGTTGCTATTTGAGAAAATTATTCGCGGAGATACCTCGGACAATATCTTTTCTGCTTATCCTGGCGTAAGAACAAATGGCTCTAAGAACAAAGTTGGACTGAGAGAAGCATTTGATGATAGGCAGAAAAAAGGATGGGCATGGAATAACCTACAATTGCAACGATGGACTGATCATAATGGCGATGAGCACAAAGTTCTTGATGATTACAATAGAAATAAAATCCTCATAGACTTGACATGCCAACCAGAAGATATTAAACTTCAAATAGACACATCCATCAGAGAGGGCATTACTGAGGAATCTGTATCACAAGTAGGGGTAAAATTCCTTAAATTCTGTGGCAAACATTCTTTAATAAAGCTCGGTGATCAGGCGGAATCGATAGGAAGATGGATGTCTAAAGTATATTGCGGAGAAGTAAAAAATGACAGTGATTGCTAAACCGATTGTTGACAAAAAATTCTGGATTCTAACTGAAAACGACGTTAAGGTTGGAAATGTAGAGGCAGATAACACTGGTTATCAGATTAAAATCAACAATCAGGTAACTCATGTAAAGTCAATAAAAAACATTGAAAAAATCATTGATGTAACATTTCAACCAGCTATCGGAGTCAAACACAGAAAGGATACGGTTCATGGGTATCCTGCTGGAAAAAATATTCATAATGCTGTGTGGGATTTGACTCAAAATCTACCATTGTTTACAAAAACAAAAAGAAGTAAGTGTTGGTTTGCGGCTGGTTGGTACAAAGTAACTCGTGAGGACGCAACATCCAGTATTTACTGCCCAAAATTGATTATTTTACGAAGATATCCCTACGAGGGACCATTTTATCAGGAGACATAATGAGCGTATTTTTAGATCATGAAAAATTCATGACAGCATGTGATCAGAGCGTAGGTATTTTAAATGAGGATCAATTCAATCTATATAAGCGATTGATTGATGAAGAGGTAGAAGAACTGAATGAGGCTATTGATGCTAAAGATCGTGTAGAACAACTTGACGCATTGTTGGATATTTTAGTCGTGTCTATCGGCGCAATACACTCACTTGGTGTAGATAGCGAAGGTGCATGGAACGAGGTTGTTCGTAGTAACATGAGTAAGATTGATAAAGAATCTGGCAAGGTATTAAAGCGAGATGATGGCAAGGTATTAAAGCCGGCCTCATTTAGTCCACCCAATCTTGTTCCATTTGTGAAATGACCAAGGAATACAAAATAAAATCAGAAGATATCGTTGGCGTTGGACAAGATGATTGCTATCTTGATCCAAGCGATCCCGCCTATGCGCTATTAGGCAATGATAATCTATTGCATAAGCACAGGATTATTGAGGAAGAAAAGAAGATAGAATCATGGGAAGACAAGTATGCTCGCGAGCATAACATCAAGCCAGGTTCACCGGCATGGTTTGCACTGAGGGGAAAATGATTCAAATTCAAAAATTTATCAATAAAATTCGGTCATTTGATGCCAGAGGTGTTCGTGACTTCACGATGCCACTATCTGATGCGAAAGACTTGCATACAGAAATAACATCACTGTTGCTACAGATGGAAGATATGCGATCAAAACTTATTGAACAGGTAGAAAGTCAAGAGACCACTGACACCATTATGTCGGGTGGCTCGTTTAAGGAAAGCAATTCAGGATGAAGTATGACAAAACAAACCATTATTTTAGAGCACGTAGATAAGAAAACATTTAACTCTGATCAAATTGTAACCTCTGATGGTTTGTTTACTATTTGCTATGATGATAAGCCCATAAATTATCGTAAATGCAATATACTATCTGATTTAGTGAAAACCCAGTATAAGAATACGACATTTACCAATAAAACAAGGGCTATTACTCAAGCAAAAAAATTGAATAAGTTGTTTAAAACAAACAAGTTTACAGTAGCGATTCTCACAAAAAGTGACCAGGTCTATCCTTAAACAAGCACTCACGGCTCAGATATTAGAGAAAATTACTGAATACGACGAGTTAGCCGATAAAACCAGCTTTTATGATATATGGATAAATCCACAAAAACATCGTGGGTTTAGGCTAACGAACACTGGTTATTTTATATTCAGAGACATAATAAAGGTAAGCGGATTTGAGTTCAAGTTAAAAAACACAAAAATAGACACGAGAATGCTTTTTGCGCTTGACAAACATCTAAAAATGCCCTATTATATAGAGAGTGATAAAAAGATGCCGTGTAAATTGATTTTATTTGGCAGCGATGAAGCCATGATGATGTCTTTGTATAATGATTTACATGACTTTTTGGAATCATATAGATTATGATCGTTTGTAGTTGTCGTGTGATATCTACAACCGATTATGAAAATATCGGTGAATTGAAGGATAGAATCATGTCCGATGATGCGGATTGTGGTAGCTGTCAAGCCGATATTGAAACCTTACTCAACTACGTTGAGTTTTTAAAACACAATGAGGAAAATAAAAAATGAAATTTGTAACTATTATTGCAGCAATGCTTCTTACTGTTGGTTGTGCGAGCAAGGGCGATCTAGCTGCGCTGAGTGGTCGTGTAGATGCACTTGAAGGTCAACATAAGGTCATTGAGTCCGAACACGCTGACGTAAAGGCAAATCAAGAATCATTCAAGGCCGAACTTGATGAGCAGAATGCAAAGCTGGATCGTATCTTTGCAAAAGGTCGCAA